ACTCCGGAATCTGGGAGAAGATTGGCTGTAAGGGATTCGCGGCCTTCAAATCGTTCTTCGGCATCTTTGAGGAGCGAAGAATGGGTGGCCAAGACGGTAGGGCCTATCAACAGCTCATTAGTTATCGGTGTCTGGAGCTTCTTAAAGGAGTGATTATCTCTACCTCGAACCGGGTCACGAAGAATGGCACCCTTAAGCTCCCACCGAAGCTCTACCAGAAGCGATACTTTTCGATGACCGCTGAGCAGTGCAGGGTCTACGAGAACCTTAAGAACGAATACGAGTCCACGATTCATAGCGGCGAGACGATTACTGCGGTTCTCGCCATGGTCCGTCTCACGCGGTTCCAGCAGATTACTTCTGGATTCGTGCCCACGACTGCAACCGTCGACTGGGGAGACAAGATTACTGCAAACTATGATCCAGAGGATCTAGAGGAATTCTATACCGACATACTTGAGACAAAATCGAATCTTGTTAAGAACGAGTTCCTTAATCTTCACCCAGACGCAAGTAACCCCCGTCTTGAATGCCTCCGAGAAATTCTTGAGCAGACGAACGGCCAGCTCATTATCTGGGCCAAATTCACGCGGGACATAGATTTGATCTGTGACCTTCTTGGTCAGATGAAAATCACCTTCGCTCGTTATGACGGCAAAGTTGCCCCAGACGATCGCCATCGGGAAGAGGACCGTTTCCACTCTGGAGAGGCCAGGGCCTTCGTATCGAAGGCATCGGTTGGTGGTGCTGGGCTTACGCTGATTGAGGCGAGAACTGTTATTTATTACAATAACACTTTTCGTCTCAAGCATAGGCTTCAGTCTGAAGATAGAGCCCATCGTCTTGGGCAGGACAACCAAGTTCTCTACATCGACATCGTTGCCGAGGACACTGTAGACGAAAAAATTCTCAACGCGCTCAGAACAAAGCGGCGAATCGCCAGTGAAGTCAACGGCGATAACCTCGCAGAATGGGTCTAACATGCTACCACGAGTATTCGTAGTCCAGAATCATCTTCGTTATGACCGGAACAGAGGCGACCTGGTCCCGAAGTATGACATTAGCCCAGCAGAAAAATTTGGAGAGTTTAAGTTCGTTCTGCCGCCCCGAGCGACTCTAGAAAACATTCCAGAGGTTCTCGGTCTAATGGAACGTTCTCTGTCTGATTACAGCGACAAAGACTCGCTACTCCTAATTGGCAATCCAGTATTCATCGGCTGGGCCGTTGCGATTGCAGCAAAGCATAATGGTGGCCGAGTTCGCTGCCTGTACTGGTCAGGCGGGACCCAGAGCTACGAAGTTGCCGCCGCAACAATTCCAGGGGTGGGAGTGATTCATGCCTGAGGACGTTTACGCACGGTACAGAAAGGATCCACCGGCAACGGATATGCAACAGCTTCGATCGCTCGCGCAGAGACAGGTCGAAGCTGAGGTAGAGGTCGAAAAGGCAGAGATCGCTCTGAAGAAAGCGAAGGAAGCCCTAGAGACCGTCTCAGAAGAGCTCCTTCCGAATGAGATGGAACGAATTGGGCTCGAGACATTTAAGACCAAGGAAGGTCTAAAGATCCAAGTCAGATCCACCATCTACTGCTCGATTCCGAAGGAAAAGAAGGAAGAAGCGATGCAGTGGCTGATTGACAACCAGCAGGGCGGGATGATCAAGAGAGAAGTTCTTGTCTCCCTCACCCAGCAGGAGGAAGTTGAGGCGATGGCTCTCTTTCTGATCCTGAAGAAGGCGTTCCCGAATGTGAAGATTGACCGCTACGTTGAATCTTCAACAATGCGCGCCCACATCGCGGAGGAGCTTGAAGAGGGGCGACCCTTCCCTATGCAACTCTTTGGTGCCGGCGCCGTCAAGAAGGCCAAGGTAGAAGTTCCCGCCTGATTGTCCCTGAGGCGGTAAAGTTACAGGGATGAACTAAGAACAAGGAACCTAAGAATGGTACGCAAGCGCAACGCATCACCCCCGCCCTCGTCAGAGCCAGCTGCCCAGGAGTCCCAGCTGCCGGTGAAGTATGACTACGGCCAGCACCAGGGCAAGGGCTTTGAGGGCACGAGTCAGGCAGACTTTGCTCTCCCGTTTCTCGGCGTGATTCAGTCGAACAGTCCGGAAGTGATCCAGGGTAAGCCGAAGTACGACGACAAGGCAAAGCCTGGAATGCTCATCAATTCGGTGACTCGCGAGATCATCGACGGTGTCAAGGGCGTCTACTTCATCCCCTGCGCTACCCAGCACGTTTTCGTCGAGTTCCGGCCGCGTGCCCAGGGCGGAGGGTTCCAGGGCGTGCACCCCGTTGATTCTGATATCGTCACGACTGCGAAGAATGCTTCGAAGGAGTTCGGGGACTATAAGACGGATGAAGGCAATGAACTGACTGAGACCTTCTACGTCTTCGGTATCCGGCTCGCAGCCCCCGATTCTACGGAAGGAGTGGAGGCCGTCTGCGTCGCTTTCACCAGCACGAAGATCAAAGTCTACAAGCGGTTCATGCAGGTTCTTCGTTCGTACAAGGGGAAGCCCCCGCTCTTTGCGCATCGACTGCTACTTCGTTCGGTGCCTGATAAGAACGCCCAGGGCGACTTTTTCAACTTCGCGGTTGGTCCCGCCATCGACGACAGTACGGCGAAGTCCCTACTGCCGCCGGTTCTTGAGGACGGGAAGACCCCGAATCCATTGCTCGAAGAGTGCGCTGCACTGAGCGAGCAAATTGCTCAGGGTGCGCGTGGCGCTGATCACGCTGCTGGTGCTGCCAGTGGTGAGTCGAGCGGCGCGAACGCCGACAAGCTCTTCTAAGAAAGAGCTCCCTGCGGTGGCTGGCGGAGTCTTTCCCCCTCCCCAAACCGCCGTCTCCGTTAGCCATCGCAGGGGGTTTTATCGCTATGCAACTCGCGCCTCAGCAAAAAGAAGCTCTCCTCGCCGTTCGAGCGTGGCTCGAAGCTGGAATAGAGCCTCTCTTCAGGCTCTTCGGCTATGCCGGAACAGGAAAGACAACGCTGGCGAAGGGATTCTCTGCGGACATTGAAGGTCTTGCGCTATTCGCAGCCTTCACAGGCAAAGCTGCCTCGGTGCTTCGAAGCAAAGGATGCCTTAACGCCACAACTATCCATAAGCTGATCTACAACCCAGCTGAGAAGTCGAAGCTTCGGCTTATGGACCTGAAGCACATGCTGGTGAAGGAGAATGAGAAGAAAGACGAAAAATCTCTCACGGAAGTTTCTCGCCTCACCAAAGAGATCCTAGACGAGGAGAAGAGGCTGAAACAGCCGTCCTTCTCCTTGAAGTGCAAAGAAGCCAGCGATCTCTCAAGGGCAAAGCTGGTAATCATTGACGAATGCTCGATGGTCGACCGCAAGATGGGGGAGGACCTCTTGTCCTTTGAATGCCCAATCCTCGTCTTGGGTGACCCTGCCCAGCTGCCGCCGGTAAGAGGCTGCGGATATTTCACCGAGGGGACCCCCGATATCATGCTGACGGAGATTCACCGTCAGGCCGAGGGTTCGCCGATCATCGACCTGGCGACTAAAGTCAGACTTGGGGAGTACCTCAGTAACGGAACCTACGGAACATCCTTAGTCATTCCTCGGCGTGAGCTGACGCCAGAGAAGGTGATGGAGTATGATCAGATTCTCGTCGGTCGTAATTCGACGCGGCAGAGCGTTAACCGTCGATGCCGCGAGATCCTGGGCAGGAAGGACCTTCTTCCGGTTGCGGGGGACAAGATAGTTTGTCTCAAGAACAACCATGAACTTGGACTCTTAAACGGCGAACTCTGGGTTGTCGTTAGCAGTAACGTGATCGACGATGAAATGCTTGCGATGTCCATTCTTCGCCCAGAGCAGTCTAAGGAGGATCCCCCGCTCGAAATCCCAGTCTATCGGCATGCATTCGAAGGACGTGAGCTAGGACATTGGGAGCATGGCCAAGCGGAAGAGTTCGACTACGGTTATGCGTTGACGGTTCACAAGTCGCAAGGATCACAATGGGGATCGGTCCTTGTGTTTGATGAATCCTATTGTTTCCGTGACACAGCACAACGCTGGTTGTATACGGCAATTACTAGAGCGTCTAATAGGGTTACGCTGGCAAGATCTTAGGAGATCTAGGTGGAAGGGCCGCAACTAGAGTTTTCGGACACGCTGCACGCTGAGAAGTACCGACACGGTGGGGAGACATTCAAGGAGGCAATGAACCGGGTCGCTTCGGCGCTCAAAGACAACGACGAGCATTACTTCAAGACACGCGAAATCCTTCTCGGGATGCGCTTCTTGCCAGGTGGTAGGATCCAGTCAGCGATTGGGTCCTCCAAGCGAACGACGCCGTACAACTGCTTCGTCAGTGGAACCATCGAGGACTCCTTCGTCGATGGCCACGGCTCTATCATGGAGCGTGCGAAGGAAGCGGCGACTACGATGAGGATGGGAGGTGGAATCGGTTACGACTTCAGCACGCTCCGCCCACGCGGCGCTCTGATCCGCAAGCTGAGTTCCAAGTCCTCTGGTCCGATATCCTTCATGGATATTTTCGACGCTATCTGCCGTTGCGTCGCCTCCTCTGGGCACCGGCGCGGAGCCCAGATGGGTGTTCTCCGCGTTGATCACCCAGATATCGAGGAATTCGTCCACGCGAAGCAAAATGGGACGCGCCTTACGGGATTCAATATCTCGATCGCCGTGACTGACGGCTTCATGCAGTGCGTCGAGAGTGGCACCCCGTTCATGCTGAAGTTTGCTGGAGAGAACTACCGCGAGATTGATGCTCGCGCTCTCTGGGAACAAATCATGCGCTCGACTTGGGACTGGGCGGAACCTGGCGTCCTATTCATCGACGCGATCAACCGCATGAATAACCTGTACTATTGCGAACAGATCGCTGCGACGAATCCCTGTTTCACTGGTGATACTCATGTATGGACAGCAGAGTATGGACCTGTCCAGTTCTCGACTCTCGCTGAGGCTAACCCGGAAAGTGTCCTCGTCCTAACACAGCTTCCTGATGGTAAACTTGTCTATCGAAAAATGGCTAACATTCGTCGGACTGCGACCAAAGCAAAGTTAGTTAGGATTAAGCTTGATAATGGTGGCGAGATTCGTTGTACTCCTAATCACGTTTTCTATATGCGTGATGGTAGTGAGTGCAAAGCAAAGGATCTACAGCCTAAGGATTCTTTGGCATCCGTCTATAGGCATAAGGCCAATTCGAAAGGGTACTTAAACCTTTTGAACGGAATTGTTCACCCACTTGAACATCATGTCCCGTTTGAAGGAATTAAGGGTCTTGGATCTAAAGTCCATACCCATCATATCAACGGCAAGAAAGGCGATAACAGGCCTTCGAATCTAGAGGTCATCGACTCTACTGAGCACCAGCGTCTTCATATGTCTGGTGACTCTAATCCTTTAAGAAGGATGCCGGGCAGAAACCCAATGAAGCTTTTCCCAGATTGCACACGAGGGCCAAAGAATGGCCGTTGGAGAGATGAAGTCTCCACGGAAAAAATTCTTGAGCTTCGTGGGTCTGGTCTTAGCTTCAACAAAATTGCGAAGCAAGTTGGTTGCTCGAAGTACACGGTTCAGCATCGGATCAAGACGGCTAACCATAAGGTCATCTCTGTCGAATTCCTCGAAGAAGTAGAAGATGTCTTTTGTGGAACTGTCGAAGAAACTAATCGTTTCTTCATCCAAACCGGCAAGAACGACGGCGTCCTCGTACATAACTGCGGGGAGCAACCTTTACCTCCTTATGGTGCTTGTCTACTTGGCTCCTTTAACCTCGCCAAATACGTGGATAAGAATGACAATAACGCGTTCCGCCTCGGCATGCTTGAGGAGGACATCCCGCATGTTGTTCGCGCGATGGATAATGTCGTAGACCGCGCTGTCTATCCGCTCTATGAGCAGGAGAAAGAAGCGCGGAGTAAGCGACGGATGGGTCTGGGCGTAACGGGTCTCGCGAATGCGTGTGAAGCACAGGGCCTTAAATATGGAACTCCTGAATTCATTAGCCTGACTGAAACCATCCTAAGAATAATCAAGGAAGGATGTTACCGAGCTTCCATCGACTTAGCAAAGGAGAAAGGTTCCTTCCCTAAGTATGAGGATGAGTATCTCGATGGGCAGTTCATTCGAAGTCTCAGCGAAGAAACTCGTGCTGGAATTAAACGACACGGTATTCGCAACTCGCACTTGACGTCTATCGCCCCGACTGGCACGATTAGCCTGTGCGCTGATAACGTCTCTAGCGGAATCGAACCTGTCTTTTCTCACAAGACAGAACGGACCGTCATCGAGTTCGAAGGACCTCGTAAAATCACGGTCGAGGATTATGGCGTTAAGAACTTTGGCGTGTTCGGTAAGAAGGCGGCGGATGTAAGTATAGACGAGCATCTTGCCGTGCTCGTCGCTGCCTCTGAACACGTAGACTCCTCCGTGTCGAAGACTTGCAACGTCCCAGCTTCCACAAAATGGGAAGATTTCAAGAATCTTTATTTCCAGGCTTGGAAGAATGGCTGTAAAGGTTGTACGACGTTTCAGATGGAAGGGAAACGCGCACCGATTTTGAAGGACGTTGAGCCTTCATCCTGCGCGTTCGATCCGGCTACTGGCCGTCGAGACTGCAACTAAGGGGGATTGGCGATGGCGGGCAAGATCGACATTTCGGTTATAACCCTAGGCACAGAACCCGAGGAGGCTGGCCTATTCGAGATGTTGAATCGGATTCCTAAATCTATTACGATCTCGACGATCGAAAGATCTTACACGACCTTCTCTCTTTCTCTTGCTAAAGCGTGCCAAGCTAGGGAAAGGCAGTGCCTCTTCTTTACTTCTGGCGGCCCAGAGTCACGGCACGCCGAAGCCGCGGCACACGGCGCGATCCCGATGTTGATTGAGCGCGCTAAGCTCAGTGAACAAGAAGCAATCGTCCGGTTCTTCATTAAGAAGAACGGCATCGGCGAGAGCCTGATTCTCTGGGACTGGAGCGACTGCCTAGAGATAACGAAGACGATCCGGGAGCGGCTTCTTACCCATCCTGACATGTTTGGGACATATGGTCATGTCCTGGTTCAAGACGACTCAGGGAGGGCGGTCTCTGCCCTTCTTTCGCTTATATTCAGGAATATGCCCTTTGCTTTCACTGTTTGTGCGTATCTAAGCCATAAGCCAACTTCCGGCTTCCTAGACCACTACCGCAAGAAGATCATAAAGGAAGCTGTAGATCTTGGCGTTCAGATCAGCGGCTCTAACTTGCATATTATTCATGATGACTATGTTCTGAACGAGATGTCAGAGCCAGGAGATGATCCACCTCATGGCTTGGATCTTGATCGCCGATACGGACTCAAAGCATATCGCTGGGCCGGTCGGAAGTTAACCGGCAAAGTTCTTCTGGTGGCCCAGAGATGACCCTATCACCTGGGCTCGACTTCCGGAAGAAGGAATACCGAAGAGAAACATTCCTTCGGTTCTATGAATTTCATCTTCGGTACAAGTCCCATCCCGGTGGTGTGTACTATCTAATACCATTCCTTCGAGAGCGGTATAAGTGGGATGATGAGCAGACGCTCTTCTTCTGTTTCCTCAACGGTAACACGCAGAACCCAGTTACAAGTTGGCTCCTCTTCAATGCAGGCAAGGATGATCTTGGATCGTTGAAGAAGTTCTACGAGGAGAACTATGGCCGTCTTCAGTACGACACCGATCGACGGCACCATAAACCTTTCCTTATGGAGTCTTTGGCGTCGTATTATAATCTCCTTGGAGATTATAGTCAGAAGAAGTTCTTGGACCAAATTGCAGATGGTGGTTTCTCCGCCATCTGGGACGCGGCGACTTCTGTCTACACCTTTGGCCGACTCTCAGCCTTCTCATACAGCGAATACCTTAAAATCGCTGGTGTCAAATTCGACTGCGACACACTCTTCCTTCACGATATGAGCGGTAGTAAGTCGCACAGGAACGGTCTCTGCATCGTTACTGGGAGAGATGAGTATGACTGGCACCATTCAAATCCAATGTTCGGAGGCGATTATCCGCCGGGTCTGGTGGAGACACTTATCCAAGAGGCAGATGAAATACTGGCTGAGGTACATGAGCGAGGTGCTATGGGTAGTAAGGATGCGAACCTCTTCACCCTTGAGAGCGCTCTATGCACGTACAAAAGCTGGCATCGGCCGAATCGTAGGTATCCAAACGTCTACAACGACCTCATGCACGATCGTATTTGTGCTGCCGAGTATTCATGGCCCGAGATAGACTTCTCGGTGTTCTGGGAGGCTCGGACAAAGTATCTTCCCTCTTATCTAAGGTTGGAAGATACTCTGTCCGATCCTGGCTGTGTCCCCGTCAAGCAGAACCACTACCTACGCACGGGTCAGCCGATTATGATGGATATAGAGCACGAGTGCTTCAAGAATAGCTTTAACGATGGCGTTAGGAACGCGGATGGGGAGCCTTCTCGCCTCCGCAAATTCTGGAGAAGGAAATGACGGATCAGCAGGAGCAGCAGCCGGACAAGATTGAAGAACTTGATTGTGGCTGTAAGAACCACTACTACGGCGAAAAGAAGGCTACTGCCCCATGTAAGGGCTGCGCCACTCTCACAATTGGTAATCATCTCATGACGATTGCTAATTCTCTTGCTGGCATTGCTTCTGTCCTGATCGCTGCTGGGACGAAGGACTCTGTTGATCGAGCGAATTCTAAGAAAGCGTCTGAGCAGAGAGAATTCGAAGCGATCAGGAATAAGATCGCTCCGACTCTGAGGAAAGTGTGATGTTCGTTAATATTCGCGGCACCAACGGCTCAGGAAAGACGACTCTTGCTCGAAAGTTTCTCGAGCAAGCGGTTAGGGTGCTGGACCTAGGACCGCTTATCTGCCCTTTAAGTGGGAAGTCGGTTATCATCCCAGGGCACGTGACTGGGGATGGGATCTGTGTGATTGGCAGCTATAAGATGATGTCCGGTGGTCTTGATTCAATCAAGAGCACCGACACCCAAAGGGACGCCATCCGTCTTGCAGTCAAAACAGATGGCGTTAAGCACGTCCTCGCGGAAGGAGCTCTTGCCTCCGGTCTTTTCTCCTCGTGGTACGAATTCGCTGCTGAATTCCCAACCACCTGGGCTTACCTCGAAACTTCTCCTGAAGAGTGTGTCAAAAGGATCTACGCCAGGAACGGTGGCAAGGCCTTCCAAGAGAAGAATGTTCGTCACAAGCATGACGCCGTTCGCTCAACGAGGCGGAAGGCGATGCAGAGCCAACGAGTCAAGGTTCTAGATCTTCCAGCAGGTCAAGAGTATCAGACGCTCGTGAAGTATCTCTGGGACTGTGAGATGGCGGTCAATGCTCTACCCTGAACCGCTCTGGTACTGGATGACGGAGCGTGAGAAAATCCGTCAAAACCGAATGGCAGGAATACGCCCTCCGTTTACGCAGGACGTTATCTTGCAGACCTTTAAGTTCTGCAATGTGTTCCGGGAGCATGATCGCGTTACGACTTGGATCCGTGAAAACATTCGAGAGCCCTATGACAAGCATCCAAATTTGTTTGTGATGCTCGGCATGGCTAGAATCTACAACCTCCCAGAGACACTTCAAGCTCTCATTGACGGTGGACCTGAGACGTGGCCGGTTATCTCGCGCGCTTTTGATTCTCGCGCCGTTACGAAACTGACGCAGGAGCGTAAGGATCAAGGTCGTAAGATCTATACGGGTGCCTACATGATTAGCGCACCGAGCAGCCCAAGTAACCTGTGGTTCGGCCAGTCGAAGCAGGCCTACATCGCAGAAGGAGTGGTTGGTGGCCTCTTCGCAAGGCGACGCGACTGCCCATTCCGTCATTCTAGCGACTCTCCGCTTCCACTTGAAGGTGCTTGGTCCTGGATGCGTACGAATAAGCTTCTTGGGTGGGGACCGTTCATGTCCTATGAGCTTGTTACGGACGCTCGATGGACCTCTCTCCTCCGTTGTTCGCCCGACATTGACTCCTGGGCTAATGCAGGTCCTGGAGCCATCAGAGGGCTCCGTCGGCTCCTACGAGAGGACGGCCGTCTACGGGGAGTACCCTCGCCCACGGTCTCTAGAGCCGAGGCTCTACCGCTTATGCAGAGGCTCCTAGAGGAGGCCCCCCGGAACCTTCCTAGGTGGTTCCCGCGCCTGGAAATGCGGGATATCCAGCATAGCCTCTGCGAAGTCGATAAGTACCTCAGAGTGAAGCATGGGGAGGGAAGACCGCGTTCTATGTTTCACGGAGCAGCGTGGTATGGAAAAGAATGGAGTAAGGCTTAGCGATTACGTTAAGCAGCAGTACCTTAAAGGCAAATTCCCGGCAGAAGGGGAATTTGTCGGAAATGTCAGAATTACGGCTCAAGATACTTACAAAAGAAAGTGTCTTCTAGTCGAAGTTGTTGACGAGAAAGGTAACCCCCTTTTGTCATTCGTTTCGAGATTACTAATGAACGGGGAGTACCTCCTGTTCCCTTCAGACTGGAAGTTCAGAATTCCGTTTAAACTCACTACCACTTAGGAGAACCCAATGTACGTCTTCCAAGGAAGGAATGCACAACAGATCCTTCCGCGTGTTGCCCAGCACATGAAGCTGTACGGCGTGGAACGCGAAAGCCGGAACGGGAAGGTGAAGGTCTTCCCGTATCCAGTCACAACGGTATACGAGCGGCCGCAAGAACGTGTTATCTTTTCGAAAAGCAGAAAAGCTAACCCGTTCTTTCACTTCTTCGAAGCTCTCTGGATGCTGGATGGGCGTAAGGACGTATCCTGGATCGAGTTCTACAACTCGACCTTCGGCCAGTTCAGCGACGATGGACTGACGTTCAACGGCGCTTATGGTGCTCGTTGGCGCAGCCATTTTGGTTATGACCAACTAGAACGTATCGCCAGCGCCCTAGCTGAGCATAAGGACGACCGTCGTCAAGTTCTCACAATGTGGGACGCTCGATTGGACCTGGGCCTTGCCAGCAAGGATGTGCCGTGCAATACGCACTGTTACTTCCAGGTTGGGACGTCTGGATCGTTGGACCTGTTCGTTTCAAATAGGTCCAATGACATGATCTGGGGAACCTATGGCTCAAACGTAGTTCACTTTTCAATGCTGCTGGAATTCATGGCTGCGCGCATCGGCGTGCCGGTTGGAAAGTATTACCAGGTCTCGATGAACACGCACATCTACGAGCGGCACTTTTCGTTGCTGAATGACTTACCTTCAGAGGTAGGTCTATTCGGCGATGAGAAAACCTGGAAGACTAGCAAGATTAAGGAGACGGATCCATACGTTGTGCGTCCTGGCGAAATCATTTCCATGGTGAAGAATGGGGAGTCAGCTTCTGACTGGCGCAACGACCTCAGCCAGTTCATGAAGAACGAGCCTTCAATCTACGTGACTCGATTCTTTAATGAAGTTGCATCTCCTCTCAGAGCAGCCTGGGCTCTATTTAAGAAAAAGAGCGAGGACCGCTTCGATAGCGCTCTTGAAGCGCTAGGACGGTGCGCAGCGTCTGATTGGGCTCTTGCGTGCAGGGACTTCATTCACGAAAGGAGAGCCAATGCTGTCACCAGAAAAGAAGGCTGAGAAGCTCCTCTTTCTAAGAGAAGCGGGTGCTGTGGAACGGTCACATGCGTGTCCGCATCACGGATCGTATAGCATCGCCCAGCACTCGTTCCAAATGGCAATGATCGTTCTAACGTATCACCCGTCACCTTCCTTAGCGGTGCTTGAAGCTGTGCTTCTTCACGATGTCCACGAGAGGGTGACGGGTGATATTCCGGCTCCAGCACGGTGGTCCTCTCCTGAGCTAAAGGAAGCAGAGCATGGTCTACGGGATCTCCTTCGGAAGAAGCACGAGATCATGCTTGAACTTCCTGCAGACGAGAAGGCTTGGCTTAACTCAGCCGACCGCCTCGAGCTATTCCTCTGGGCAAGGGACCAGCTAGCCTTTGGTAATCGCCATATTGAAGGAATCATCGAAGAGCTCAAAAGCTGGTTTCGTGAGAGCTGGTCTCGCGTCCCAGACGAATTGAAGCCAGTCGTAAAGTCCTTGACGGACATGACGACATGGAAGAGGGGGAGCGATCGACCGTGAGCGACTACATCGACCATCTTTCTGAGATCGGCGCGGAAGATGCCGCTGGATTGAAAAAGGCCCAAGAGTCGTATGGGGACTCCTGGAAGAAGCGTGGCGGTACTGGTGCCTTCATGATGCTGGCCAGAAAGATGGACAGATTGGAACTTCAAGCAAAGAATTTCAATTATGACATCTTTGTTGCGATTGAAGAAGATACCCGTGCCGAAGGGATCATCGACGACATCCGCGACCTTCGTCGCTACCTGATGCTCGTCGAGGCAGAGATGCGTGCCCAGGGAGCGATGTCGGCCAAGTCAACGCATCGGGATAACTCTCATGACTGATTTCAGCCACGTGATGATCGACTTGGAAACTCTAGGCCGCGCGCCCACCTCCGTCTTTCCGTCCCTGGGCTGGTGTGTCTTTGACCCGTTCTCGGATAGGATGGGAGACCAGGGTCAGGTTAACATTAAAATTGACTCGGCTATCGGCTCTGGTCTAACAATGGACGGTGACACGATCGAATGGTGGATGGGGCAGACTGGCCAAGCCAGAGTAAACCTGTTCAAGTCACCACAGGCCATTGAAGAGGCGCTCTCCATCTTCTCTGAGATGTTTCGAACGCAAGTCGGCCCAGAGGCCCTCCTCTGGGCCAGCGCTCCTAGCTTTGACATCGCGATACTTGAGAACGCTTACTTTAAGCTTGGGTATGAACGACCCTGGAAGTACAACCATACTCGCTGCCTCCGAACGCTACGGGACATGGCAAGGATGAGAGCAATCGAAGTCCCTAAGATGGAAAACCCGCATGTTGCGCTCCTAGACGCAATCAATCAGGCGAAGGAAGTTCAGTTCATTTACAGCGCGCTAGGCGTGAAGCCGTGAAGAAGCTAGGCGACAAGGATCGGATGCCGTTTGGAAAGTATAACGGAAAGACCATGGAAGAGGTCCCAGCGGGATATCTTCTTTGGCTAGATACTGAGTTGGAGGAGCAAACTCTTCTTAACGAGGCGCAGCAAGCTGTTAGGGAGTACATTGACGACAACCGTTCGGTGCTCGAGAGCGAATCGAAATGACGCTCCAGCATCCAATGTTTAAGCCTAAGATAGAATGGGCGCCACCCACGATGGCAAGTATGCCCTCGTGGGCGGGCGCAGGGAGGGTCTCAATTGACCTCGAAACGCGCGACGAAAAGCTCTCGAGTCTGGGCCCAGGGGTTAGGCGAGGTGCGTATATCGTTGGCATTGGATTTGCCATCGAAGACGGTCCTGCGCACTATCTACCGATCCGACATCTCGAAGGTGATAACCTCCCTGATGGGCAGGTTATTTCGTACTTCAAAAATCAAGCTAAAGTCTTTACAGGTGACTTGGCCGGCACTAATCTCCAATATGACCTTGACTACCTCCTCCAAGAGGGAATCGAGTTCAAACCGCGTTTCTTCCGCGACGTCCAAATCGCGGAGCCGATCCTCGACGAGCTCCAAGACTCTTACTCGCTGGATAGCATCGCCGGACGCTACGACCTCCCTGGTAAGGAAATGCGGACGATCTCAGACGCTGCATCGGCATACGGATTTGTTGGGTCCGAGTTCTGGCGTAACCTCTGGAAGCTCCCAGCACGATACGTCGCGGACTATTGCGTACAGGACGCACGCCTCCCCCTTACTATTCTCAGGAAGCAAGAGTCTAAGATCGACGAAGAAGAGCTCTGGGAGATCTACAACCTCGAATCGAAGCTGATGCCCGTCCTCCTTCGCATGAAGAGGAGGGGGATCAGATTTAGTCCGGATCGTCTAGAGAGGGTGGAGAAATGGTCTCTAGAAGAAGAGACTAAAGCACTCGAGACGGTCCGGGCTGAAACCGGAGTCCGAATTCAACCCGGCGAATGCATGAAAGCTGAGTTGCTGGCGAGGGCGCTGAAAACGATTGGGGTTGAAGCACCTCTAACCGAAAAGACTCGTAAGCCTAGCATCGATAAAGAGTTCCTGGCTTCGGTGGATCACCCCGTCGCGCGCGCGTTGGAGCGCGCACGAAGAGTGAACAAAGTTCGTTCGACCTTTGTTGAGTCGATTCGTACGCACGCGATCGGGGATCGAGTGCATTGCGGCTTCAATCAGCTTAGGAGGGAGAAGGATGAAAAAGAAAGCTACGGGGAAGGTGCTCTTGCTGGGGCCGCTTACGGCAGAATATCTTCTGAACACCCGAACATGCAGCAACAACCTGCCAGGGATCCGGAGATCGGTCCACTCTGGCGCTCGATCTATGTTCCGGAAGACGGTGAAAGTTGGGCAGTCCTTGATTTCTCTCAGCAGGAACCCCGAATTCTTACGCACGGTGCGGAGCTTGCTGGGTGCGTTGGAGCTTACGAAGCCGCCGAGCGATACCGTAAAGATCCTTCAACAGACAATCACGCTATGCTTCGAGACATGCTTCGGTGGGAAGGTAAGACAGGACGAGATCGAGCTAAGAATATCTTCCTTGGGCTCTGTTACGGTATGGGGGAAGCAAAACTTTGTCGCCAGGTGGATCTCCCTACCAAGTGGGAGTATTCATCGAAGTACAAGAGAACGATCGAGGTTGCTGGGCCAGAAGGCAAAGCACTCCTCGATGAATTCAATCGTCTTGTGCCGTACCCCAGACAGCTCGCTCGCATCATTCAGCGCCTCGCAGACCAACGTGGATTCATTCGAACACTTGGCGGGAGACGGTGCCGGTTCCCACGCAAACAGGACGGCACCTTCGACTGGACGCACAAAGCGCTCAATCGCTGGGTTCAAGGCTCGTCTGCGGATCAGGTAAAGATCAGTATGGTCCGTGCAGACGAAGCGGGCTATCAGCTTCGCCTGCAGGTTCACGATGAACTTGATCTCTCAGCACCTTGTAGGGAAAGTGTCGAGGGTCTAGCCGAAATCATGCGGAGCAGCCTCGACCTCAATGTCCCCTCGAAGGTGGACATTGAGGTCGGACCAAGTTGGGGGGAATGCAAGTGACAGATGGAACGTTCTACAAGTGGGACGAACGGTTTCTTAAGCTCGCGAAGGAGATCTCGAAATGGTCTAAGGACCCCAGCACAAAAGTTGGCTGTGTGCTAACAGATCACAATAGGCACGTTATCTCAACAGGCTACAACGGATTCCCACCAGGGGTGGTCGATCGCCCAGAGTGGCTTGCAGACCGCGACACGAAGCTCCTGTTCACGATTCACGCGGAGATGAACGCGGTACTGCAAGCACGGAGAGACCTCCGTGGCTGTAACGTGTACGTCTCGGTCCCTTTCATCTGTAAGGAGTGCGCACGTAACTTGATCGGTGCTGGAGTTGGTCGAATCTGCGTTGCTGGCGGAGAAACCCCGACACGGTGGAAGGACGAATGGGAGAAGTCCCTAGAGATCTTCGGGGCCTCGACCGTTGAACTGATCGAAGAGTCCATCGATGTCTGAATCCCATATGCGCGGGATGGTTGTGAAGGCTCTCCATAACTTTCATGCCGTCGCGGTTGAGAATCCGATCTGGCCTGGGACACCAGATGTGAATTACTCGCTGGGGTGGATTGAGCTTAAAGAACTTAAGGGTTGGCCAGAACAGGAGGACACTCCTGTTCTGATCGATCACTTCACCCAGGAGCAACGACTCTTCAGCAAGATGCGTGGGCGTGCTGGTGGGTCGTCCATCCTTATTCTTAAGGTCGGAAACGAATGGCTCTTCTTCAATGGTGAGCCGGTCTGGGAATCGGTGGGGAAGGTTTGTAAAGCAGATCTATTTTTGTACGCGCAAAAGTATTTTGCAAAGAACCCGAGCCTTGACGAACTCCGGGACGCTGTTCTGACCGTGTCGTAACCGATGAATACCGACACCTTAGAGGTCAGGAAGTTCCTATCGATTTGGGAACCCCTGGGCGAATTCTGGGGCATGACGGCTATCCGCATTGACCAGAAGGGAACCGTCACACGAACATTTTCGCCAGGCGAAATTGAAGAGGCTCTTCAATGGATCATCCTTCAGAATGAAGTCGAGAGGCGGAATCTCTACTTCACGGTCAATTCCGTCAAAGAGAAGACTGGGATTAAGCCATCCCGTGACGATATTAAAGAGCTCCGCTGGCTTCACGTAGACATCGACCCCCGTAAGGGTGAGGATCTTGCCCAGGAGCAGAAGAGGATCGAGGCGCTTATTTCGTCCGACAACCCCGCTGGGCTACCGTCACCCTCTCTGGTGACTTTCTCAGGCGGTGGTTACCAAGCGTTCTGGAGACTGAAGTCGCCGGCGGTTGTGATCGACATCAATCATGCTGAGGAGTTGAAGCTCTATAACCTCCAGATCGAGAACCAACTTGGTGGCGATAAGTGCCACAATATCGACCGCCTCATGCGGATTCCTGGGACGATCAACTGGCCCAGCGAAAAGAAAATTAAGTCTGGTCGTGTTCCAAGTATGGCCAGGCTTGTCCTCGCCCGAAATGTTGCCTATGACCTAACCGCCTTCAAGAAAGCCAAGGTAGAGAGGCTCAAACCGACCCACCAGAATGGCGTTGCGATTGGGCATACGCTCAACATCCCAGACCTGAAGTCAATTCCTCGTCTCAAATCGATCGAAGAACTGCCTTCAGAGGTCAAAGACTACACTAAAGTCGTCATAGTTCAGGGTGGCGACCCAGAGGATCCGCAGAAGTGGGGCGGAGACCGTAGCGACGTCGTCTGGTATGTAGCCTGTGAACTTGTCCGTGCTGGCGCCACGGATCTAATGATCTACAGCATCCTCACAGACCCCGCATTCGGAATCAGCTCTCACATACTAGAGCAGAAAAACCCCGAAAAAGTCGCTCTCAGAACCATCGAACGCGCTCGTGAGATGGCGATTGACCCAAAGCTGCTCGAGCTCAACGAGCGCCATGCGGTGATCGCCGACATCAGCGGTCGCTGCATGGTAGTCTCCGAGATCTTCGATCACAACATGGGCCGAGTCCGTATCAGCCGTCAGACCTTCGAGCACTTCTCTAACCGCTATCTCAATGAGAAAATTGAGTCTGAAGACGGCAAGTTCAGCGCGCCCATTGGAAGGTGGTGGCTTCACCATCCCCGTCGGCGACAGTATGAATCCCTCGTATTTGCTCCGGGGCAGGACATCCCAGGCGCTTACAACATGTGGAGGGGCTTCGCCGTAGAATCGAAGGCGGGGGATTGTTCAGTCTTCCTTGACCACATGAAGAATGTACTGTGTAAGGGTGATGAAGAAGCCTATCAGTATCTTCTCTTTTGGATGGCTAATGCGGTTCAGCACCCCGCTGAACCGGGGCAGGTGGCTGTCGTCCTTAAGGGACGGATGGGAACAGGAAAGTCCTTCTTTTCCAGCACATTCGGGTCCCTCTTCGGGCGCCACTACATCGCCGTCTCAGACTCGAAGCACCTCGTCGGCAGCTTCAACGCTCACCTGCGTGACTGTGTCATTCTATTCGCAGACGAGGCGTTTTATGCTGGGGACAAGAAGCATGAAGCCATATTGAAGACTCTAATTACAGAGTCCTCGTTGGCCATCGAATCTAAAGGGTATGACATTGAGATTCAAAAGAACTGCACACATCTGATCATGGCCTCCAACGAGTCCTGGGCTGTCCCTGTGGATATGGATGACCGTCGGTTCTTTGTCCTTGACGTCTCTGATGAAAGGATGCAGGACCGAAGTTACTTCCGTGAAATGGCCCAGAGTATGAGGGCTGGAGGAAGTTCGGCCCTGCTGAACTTTCTCCAGTCTCTGCCTCTCGACGACTTTGATGTTCGAAATCGTCCGAAGACCGCGGCTCTTCGGAAGGAGAAGCTGCTGTCTATGTCGATGGAAATGGACTGGTGGTACGGCTGCCTCAGAGAAGGAAGAGTCCTTCTCGGTGACGGTGAGTGGCCCCCATATGTCCTCACGGATGCTCTTCAAGCATCCATGATGCGACACTGCAAGATCTGGAAGACCTACTCTGCTCGCTCCAGCCAAACGAGGCTGGGCCAATTCCTTCGTAAAGTTTTACCACAACCTCTGAAAAAGCGAAGATTAATGGGAATTTCAGGGTATAAGGATGCAGATGGGCGCGATGTAACGGTCGAAAATGGGGTGGCGCTTTTGCTGCCACCCCTTGAAGCTTGTAGGAAACGTTGGGAATCAGAGTTCGAGTTGTTAGAACCCTGGCCGGAGGATTACGAGAATGTTAGTCTCAAAACTCTCAAGCCTTGAATACGACTATGTGGTCGAGGATGGGCATGCGTACGAGAAATTCACGAACAAGGTGACAGGATACT